GGGATCATGCTCTACCTGCTGGTGGCCGATGGGCAGCGTGGCGCCCAGGTCTTCCTCGCCGCGGTGAGCCGGGAGCTCAGAGCAGTCGTCGAGCAGCTGTCCGCCAGTGGGGAGTCAGATGCCTTCGACCGACTCGCTGCGGAGCTGTCCGCCGCGCTGGAGCACTGAGCGCACCGACCGCCAGACCTACGGCCCGGCGGTGGCCGCCATCGCCGAGATGCTCGGCACGCCGCTCATGCCCTGGCAGCGCCACGTCGTCGACGTGGCCCTCGAGATCGACCCGGCCACCGGGCTCCTGGCGCACCGCGAGGTCGTCGTCACGGTGCCCCGCCAGGCGGGCAAGACGACGCTGCTGCTGTCGGTCATGGTGTGGCGTGCGCTGCAGTGGCCCGACCAGCGCATCGTCTACACCGCGCAGACGGCGCAGGACGCCAGGGCCAAGTGGCGCGACGAGCACGTCCCGATGCTCGACCGCTCGACGCTGCAGAGCATGTACGAGGTCCGGCACTCCAACGGCTCGGAGGCCGTGCGCTGGCGCAACGGCTCGCTGCAGACCATCGTCGCCACGACCGAGAAGGCCGGCCACGGCCTGAGCGTCGACGTGGCGGTGGCCGACGAGTTCTTCAGCGCCACCGACTCGCGCCTCGAGCAGTCGCTGAAGCCCGCCATGATTACCAGGCCGCAGCCGCAGTTCTGGTTCATCTCGACCGCCGGGACCTCGACCAGCGTGGCGCTGCGCCAGAAGGTCGACCGAGGCCGTGAGACCTGCTCGACCGGCGAGGCCGGCGGCATGGCCTACTTCGAGTGGAGCGCCGGCGAGGACGCCGAGCTCGACGACCTGCCTGCGCTGCTGGCCTCGTGCCACCCGGCAGTGGGCCACACCATCAGCCTCGACGCCCTCCTGGCCGACTTCGCCAGCATGGAGCTCGCCGAGGCCGAGCGCGCCTACCTGAACCGCTGGACGGCGCAGGTGTCGCAGGCACCGATCCCGGTGTCGACGTGGAAGCGGCGCGAGGACCAGTCCACCGCCCTCGTCGACGACCTCGTCTTCGCCGTCGACTTCACGCCCGACCGGGCGTCGGCCAGCGTCGTCGCCTCCGGCCCGGTCGGCGACCGCCACGGTGTCGAGCTCGTCGACCACCGCAGCGGCACCGAGTGGGTGGTCAGCCGGTGCATCGAGCTGTGGGACCGCTGGTCGCCCAGGTCGTTCGTCGTCGACGGCGTCGGCCCGGCCAGCTCGATCATCCCCGACCTCGAGGCTGCCGGCATCGTCGTCGTGACCACCAAGAGTCGCGACATGGCCCAAGCCTGTGGCCGCATCTACGACGCAGTGCTCAACGACAAGCTCGTGCACCGCGGCCAGCCACCACTTGACGCTGCCGTCGCCGGTGCGTCGAAGCGCAAGCTCGGAGACGCGTGGGCCTGGTCCCGGTCGTCGTCCTCCGTCGACATCTCGCCGCTGGTCGCAGCGACGCTCGCCCTGTGGGGTGCCACCTCGGTCACCGAGGACAAGCCAGCGGCACCCGGCCCCGTCTTCGCCTACTGAGCCCAGGAGGGCACTGTGCAGATCCTCGCAGCCGCCCTCCAGATCGCAGGAGCAGCAGCCCTGGCCGTGGCCGGGTGGCTCGTCGCTCCGGCCCTCGGCCTCGCCGTCGCCGGCGTCGCCCTGGTGGTCTTCGGCCTGGCGGTCGAGCGCTGATGCTCGGGCGACTCGGCCGCGGCGAGCGGCGCAACCTGTCGTACCAGGACGTGTGGGCCAAGGGCAACGACTGGCACCACGAGGCTCGGGCCAACCACGACGCCCTCGCCCTGTCGGCCGTCATCGCCTGCGTCAACCTGCGCGCCAACACCATCGCGCAGCTGCCGCTCAAGGCGTACCGCATGGGCCCCGACGGCCTGCCCGTCGAGCTGCCCCGCCAGCCGCAGCTCATCGAGGCGCCGTCGACCGGCCCTCGCTCCTACTGGCTGCGCCAGATGTCGATCAGCCGGGACATCTTCGGCAACGCCTTCGGCATGGTCGTCGGCCGTGACGCCGCCGGGTGGCCGACCGCAGTGGTCTGGCTGGACCCGACCAAGGTCACGCACAAGCAGCCCTACGCCGGTGCGCCCATCGAGTTCACGTTCAACGGCAAGCCCGTCGCCGAGTCCGACCTGGTCATCGTGCCCGGCTTCCCGGTGCCCGGCTCGCCGCTCGGCATCTCGCCGCTCGAGCGCTCCGGCCTCGTCGAGCTGTCGAGCCGTGCGCAGGCGTTCGGCGCCGACTGGTTCAAGAACGGCGCAGTGCCCTCGGCGATCCTGTACGCCGACACCGAGCTCGACGCCGAGCAGGCCGAGCGCATCCGTGCGTCGGTGCAGTCTTCGTGGCGCAAGCGCCGGCCCGCCGTGCTGGGCTCCGGCCTGCGTTGGGAGAAGGTCAGCACCAGCGACGTGAACGAGTCGCAGGCGCTCGCCACCATGCGCCACGCCCAGGTCGACGTCTGCCAGATCTTCGGCGTCCCGCCCGAGAAGATCGGGATCGCGTCGTCGGGCCAGAGCATCACCTACGCCAACCGTGAGCAGCAGGCGCAGCAGTTCCTCGTCGACACCATCAACGCCGAGCTCGTGCTGATCCAGGAGATCCTGACGGCCAACCTGCCCCGCCCGCAGTTCGCCAGGTTCAACACCGGCGCCCTGCTGCGCTCCGACCTCATGAGCCGCTACTCGGCCTACTCGACGGCGCTGGCCGCCGGGTTCCTGTCCGTCGACGAGGTGCGCGAGCTCGAGGACCGAGGGCCGCTGCCGGCGCCCACTACCCCGCCAGGAGGTGCCACCAGTGCGTGAGCTCCGTGCCTACCGCAACGTCAGCGCTCCCGAGCTGCGCGCCGAGGGCGACGCCGTCACCGTCACCGGCTACGGCGCCGTGTTCAACGCGCTCAGCCAGGACCTCGGCGGGTTCGTCGAGCAGGTCGACCCCAAGGCGTTCGACGCCACGCTGCAGCGCTCCGAGCGCAACGTGCTCGGGTCGTTCAACCACAACCTCGACATCCTGCTCGCCAGCCGGGACAACGGCACCCTCGACCTGAGCGTCGACGGCACCGGCCTGGCCTACGCCATGGCGCTCGACATGACCGACCCCGACGCCCAGCGCGTGGCGGCCAAGGTCCGCTCGGGCCTCGTGAAGGGCTCGTCGTTCTCCTTCGCCGTCCGCTCCGACGAGTGGACGACCACCGACTCTGGCTACCCGCTGCGCACCCTGACCGACGTGGTGCTCTACGAGCTCGGCCCCGTGGCCAGCCCGGCCTACCTGCAGACCGCCCAGGACGGCGCCTCGCTGGCGCTGCGGTCGCTGTCACAGTTCGTCGACCTGCCGCTCGAGCAGGTGACCGAGGCCGCCCTGGCTGGCCGCCTCTCCGACCTCATCGCCCGAGACCTTCCCGAGGTCCCGGTCGAGGAGCCCGCACCCGAGGCCCCGCGCGACACGCCGGCCGACGGTGAGGCAACGGCCCGGCGGGGCCGTCGTAACCCGCCGACCCGCTGACCCGCGCGCAACGCCGTCGGCACCTCCAAGCAAGTCCACCTTCCCTGCCGGAGCGCGGCCACGCGCCCGGCCCGAGTCACTGAGGAGTGACATGAACAACGAGATGCAGCGCCTGCACGAGGCGCGTCTGCGCGCGTGGAACGAGATCCGTGCGATCTCCGACGCCGCCGCCGCCGAGGCCCGCGACTTCACCGCCGAGGACGAGGCCGCCTGGGCCAAGGGCAACGCCGACATCGAGGCCATCGACAGCCGCCTGGGCGCGCTGCTCGACGCCGAGAAGCGCACCGCCGACATCGAGGCCGCGCTGGCCAAGTACGGCCCCGTCGAGGCGCCCGCCGCGCCCGAGCTGACCGTCGAGGACGAGCTGCGCGCCCTGGGCCGCGGCGAGGTCCGCACCGTCGTCGTCCCGGCCGAGCGTCGTGACCTCACCAAGGGCACCGCGACCGCCGGTGGCAACACCGTCCCGACGTCCTTCTTCGGTCAGGTGTGGGAGCACATGATCGAGAGCTCGGCCATCCTGCAGGCCGGCGCCACCGTCATCAACACGGCCTCGGGCGAGAACCTCGAGATCCCGGTGACGACCGCCCACTCCTCGGGTGCGCTCATCACCGAGGGCTCGACCCTCACCGAGTCCGACCCGGCGTTCGCCAAGCGGACCCTCGGGGCGTACAAGTACGGCCTGTCCATCCAGGTCTCCAACGAGCTCGTGGCCGACACCGGCTTCGACCTGCTGGGCTACCTCGCCCGCCAGGCCGGCCGTGCGGTGGGCAACGCCCTCGGCACCGACCTCGTCACCGGCAACGCCTCGAGCAAGCCGTCCGGCATCGTCCAGACCGCGTCGACCGGCGTGACCGGTGCGACCACCGGCGCCTCGGGTGCCTTCACCGCCGACGAGCTCATCGACCTGTACCACTCGGTCATCGCGCCGTACCGGTCGTCGACCTCCTGCGCCTGGATCATGCGTGACGCCACGCTGGGCCGTGTCCGCAAGCTCAAGGACAGCCAGAACCAGTACCTGTGGCAGCCGTCGCTGCAGCTCGGCGCGCCGGACATGCTGCTCGGCAAGCCGGTCTACACCGACCCCAACGTGGCCGCCGTGGCGACCTCGGCCAAGTCGGTCATCTTCGGCGACATCTCGACCTACTACGTCCGGCTCGCCGGCGGCGTGCGGTTCGAGCGGTCCGACGACTTCGCCTTCCAGAGCGACCTGGTCACCTTCCGGTGCGTGGTCCGTGGCGACGGCGTCCTCGCCGACCAGACCGGTTCGGTCAAGGTCTACGTCGGGGCCAGCAGCTGACCCTGACGGCCTGACCGTCTGACCCGACGGCCGGGCTCCCTCGGGAGCCCGGCCCGACGGTCGCACCCCTCGAGGAAGGACCCCGACCATGAAGGTCAAGATGATCGCCAGCATCACCGGCACCCGCAACGGCCAGGACTGGCCCGCCGCCGGCGAGACCGTCGACCTGCCCGACGCTGAGGCCCGCGACCTGGTCGCCGGCGGCCTCGCCGTGGAGCTTGACAAGAAGGCCGCACCCGCCGTCGAGACGGCCGCCGTCGAGGCGCCCGAGACGGCCGCTGCGCCCAAGCCCCGCGCCCGCAAGGCGCCCGCAGCCAAGAAGGGCTGAGCCCGTTGCGCACGCACGTCGCCGACGAACAGATCCTCGCCGGTGCCGCTGCGACGCTGACCGCCTCGTTCCGCGACCAGGACGGCGACCTCGCCGACCCGGCCGGCACCGTCACCGTCAAGGTGGCGCAGGCCGACGGCACCGTGCTGCTCGCCGCCGGGACCGCCACCACCAACGCCGGCACCGGCCTGCGCACCGTGGCGCTGCCCGCCGCCAGCAACCTCGTGCCGCAGCTGCTGACGTGCACCTGGACGAACGGCACGGTCACGCTGACCACGACCGTCGAGTCCGTCGGCGGCTACTACGCCAGCACCAAGCAGATGCGCGACAGCGACGAGGTGCTCGCCGACACCCGCAAGTACCCGGCCGCCACGCTCGTCGCCGCCCGCCGCAAGGTCGAGGGCGAGTTCGAGGACTACTGCCGGGCGGCGTTCGTGCCCCGCTACCGCCGGGTGCGCCTCGACGGCTCGGGCGATGAGGAGCAGCTGCTGCCCGACCCCTACGTCCGCACCGTGCGCAGCGTCCGTGTCTACGACACCGACGGCACCTACGAGGCGTTCACCTCCACCGAGCTGGCCGCCATCGAGGTCAACGACTCCGGCGTGGTCAAGCGCACCGACGGCGACACGTTCGACCGCGGCGAGCAGAACATCGTCGTCGAGTACGAGCACGGCCTCGACCGGCCGCCGGCCGACCTGGCCGACGCCTTCATGGTGCGCCTGCGCGACGTCGTCAACCGTGCCCACCGTGGCGTGCCCGACCGTGCGTCGACCTTCACCTCCGACGTCGGCGGCACCTACTCGCTGCTCGTCGCCGGGCGTGGCGGCTCGATCACCGGCATCCCCGACGTCGACGTCGCCCTGCGCCGCCACAGCCGCCGCATCCCGGGCATCGCGTGACCGTGGCCACCTCAACCGTCCCCGCCACGCTCAGGGCCCTCACGGAGCTCCTGGCGGCCCAGGAGTTCCCGCTCCGCCAGCCGTCCGTCACCCTCGGCCTGCCCCGCCAGGCAGAGCGCGAGATGGTCATCGTCGGCAACGTCTCCGGCGACCAGCAGTGGGCCTCCATCGGCACGCAGCGGCGCGACGAGACGTACACCGTCGACCTCTACACCGTCGTCCTGTGGCCCGGCTACACGGCCCTCGAGGCCATGGAGCGGGCGTGGGAGCTGTTCGGCGTGGTCGAGACGGCCATCCGCGAGAACGTCCAGGTCGGCGGCACCGGCGTCCTGTGGAACGAGATTGCGTCCCCGACCGGCGACCTGTCCGTCGAGGACGAGGGCTACGCCTACCAAGTCACCTCGGCCCTGCGCGTGCGGGCCCGCATCTAGGAGCACCCATGAAGGTCACCTACAACGGGCCCGAGCCCGAGATCGAGATCGCACGGGCCGGCATCAGCTGGACCGTGAAGCAGGGCGAGGCCGTCGACCTCCCCGACGACGTGGCCACCGGCCTCGTCGGCCAGGAGCACTTCGACGTCACCGCACCCAAGACCACCGGCCGGAAGGCCACGACCGACAAGGACGACCTGTGAGTGGGTTCCTAGGACAGTTCGGCTGCAAGGCTGAGGCAACTTTCAACACCGGCGTCACCGTCGACCGGTTCTTCGAGTTCAACAGCGAGAGCATCGCTGTCGAGGTCGGCCGGGTCGAGTCCAGCGGCATCCGTGCTGGCACCCGCGCCATGCGCTCCGACCGGCGCGTGCCCTACATCATGGGCGCCGGCGGCAGCGTCGAGTTCGACGTGCTGTCTCGTGGGTTCGGGTTCTGGCTCGACCAGTGCCTCGGCTCCGTGGCCACCACGGGCCCGGCCGAGACGGTCGTCTACACCCACACCGGCACCGTCGGCTCGCTGACCGGCAAGTTCTTCACCGCCCAGGTCGGCGTGCCGCAGGTGGGCGGCGGGACCATCACGCCCAAGACGGCGACCGGCGGCAAGGTCAAGTCCTTCGAGCTGTCGTGCGCCACGGGCGAGGCACTCAAGTTCTCGGCCGACATGGACTTCGCCAACCTTGAGCACTCGACCTCGCTGGCTACGGCGAGCTACACGCCCGAGCGTGAGCTGCTCACCTTCATCGGCGGCTCGCTGACCGTCGGCGGCACCGCCGTCAACATCAACAAGTTCTCGGTCAAGGTCGACAACGGCCTCAAGACCGACCGCCGGTACATCCGCAACAGCGCCACCAAGAAGGAGCCGGTCGAGGCCGGCCACCGCAAGATCGACGTGGAGCTGGGCCTCGACTTCGAGGGCACGTCGCACCAGGACCGCATCCTGTCGGCCACCGCTGCGGGCGCCCAGGCTGCCGTCGTGCTCACCTGCGCCGGCATCACCACCATCGGCTCGACGCTCAAGCCGACCGTCACGATCACCATCCCGGTCGTGATGTTCGACGGCGACACCCCGACGGTCGGCGGCCCCGACGTGGTCGGCGAGTCGATCAAGGGCATGGGCCTCTACAACGGCACCGACTCGCCCATCACCATCGCCTACAAGACCCTCGACGCGACGGCCTGAGCCTGAGCCGTGGCTCGCGCCAACCGCTCAGGGTCCATCTCGGTCCGAGGGCTGACCGAGCTGCGCAAGGAGCTCGCCAAGCTCGAGGACGGGCCGGCGCTCACGGCCCAGCTCAAGGACGCCAACGTCAAGACGGCGACCTTTGTGGTGAACCGGGCAGGGCCGCTCCTCGCGACCTACGGGCGGCAGGCCAACAAGGTCAGCTTGCGGGCCAACCGCCTGGCCTCGGCCGCACGGGTGTCGATGACGGGCCTGTTCCCCGAGGGCCTTGAGTTCGGCGCACACCAGAACGTGCAGCGCCGGGTCAACCGCAAAGGCACCAGCTACACCCGTGCCGGCTGGAACCACTTCCGGCCGTGGAAGGGCAACGGCGACGACGCCGGCTACGTCATCTTCCCGACGATCCGCAACAACACCCAGCAGATCATCGACCTGTACGAGGAGGAGGTCGGCCGCATCACGGCCGACGCCTTCCCCGACTGACCATCAACCACACGGAGGGCAACCCGTGGAACTAGTCCGCACCATCGACCCGTTCAGGGTCACCGTCAACGGCGACACCGTCGAGGTCGATCAGCGCACGTTCACGCTCGCGGAGCGTCGGGCGTCGCGCGTCGCCCTGCTTGCGCAGAGCAACGACGACGACCTGGCGCCCGACGAGACCGACGCCATCGCGGCGCTGGTGTGGACCGTGCTGCGCCGCAGCGACGAGTCGCTCACGCTCGAGGACGTCTGCGCGTCCCTGACCGTCGGCGACCTCGCCAGCGCCGAGACGATCAAGGCCGACGACCTGAGCAACCAGGACGACGACCCGGAAGCGTGAGGCGGGCCCTGCTCCAAGCATGGCCCGCCCTGTCTCGCGTCTACGGCCTTCACCCGTGGGACGTCGGCCAGATGACTCCCGACGAGGTGCGCTGCTACCTCGACGACCTGAAGCAGATGTACGCCGACTGACGCACCCGAGGAGGTGACCGTGGCAGGGACCCGCAAGCTCGTCATCGAGATCCTGGGCAACGCCAAGGACGCCGCAGCTGCGTTCGGCGACGTCCGCAAGCACTCCGACATCACCAAGGAGCGCCTCGACAAGTTCGGGACCGCCGCCCTGGGCGCAGGCGTCGCCATCGCCGGCGGCCTGGCGTTCGCCGTCAAGGAGTTCGTGGCGGCCGACGAGCAGAGCCGCAAGCTCGACAACTCGATCAAGAACAGCTCGCAGACGTTCAGCCGCAACGGCGACGCCATCCGCGACCTGACGACGTCGCTGCAGAACATGACGGGCGCCGACGGCGACGCCCTCGTGGGTGCATCGTCGCTGGCCGTGCAGTGGGGCCTGTCCGAGGGGCAGATCAAGACGCTGCTGCCGCTGGTCAACGACCTGTCCATGAAAATGGGCGTCGACGTCGACTCGGCCATGAAGGCCGTGCTCAAGTCGTCCGACGGCAGCACGACGGCGCTCCGCAAGATGGGCATCCAGGTGGATGCCACCAAGGCGGCCACCGACCCGTTCGCCGCCACCATGGACGCCCTCAAGGGCTCGGTGGGCGGCTTCGGCGAGGAGGTCGGGAACACCGCCGCCGGCAAGCTCAACATCCTCAAGCAGCAGCTGGGCGACCTTGTCGAGGCCGTCGGCGGCGGCGCGCTCGACATGTTCGGGCCGCTCATCTCTGGACTGACGAGCCTGACCGATGCCAGCAGCAGCACCAGCCAGTCAATCGGGACGTTTGCCGGCCAGTTCGGCGTCATCGCTTCCGGCGCCCTTATTGGCATCGGCGGCCTCATCAAGGTCAAGGGCGCGCTGGACACTGCCAAGACGTCGCTGACCGACGGCGAGGGCGCGCTGAACAACTACGGCAAGGCCGCCGCCGGCCTGGCAGCCATTGCCGCCATCGTGCCGGTGTTCGACCTGATGGCCGGCGCAATCAACGAGGGCGCCGGACGCACGCGCCAGATGACTGACGCGTGGAACCAGCTGAAGATCGCGCTCGGCCAGGGGGCAGCAGGAGCCGAGCAGGTCTGGCAGTCGTTTGCCCAGGGTGTTGGCGCCGAACAGAACACTCTGCGGCTGCAGAACCTGTGGCAAGAGTTTGGCACCGAGATCGACCTAGTCGGCACCGGCGTCAAGGCCGACATCGAGCAGGTCCAGCGCGCCTTTGACAACCTTGGCCAGACCCAGGGCCCCGACGCGCAGCGGGCAGCGCTCGACCAGCTCGAGGCGGCAACGGCCAAGCTGCCGAAGAACTCCGACCAGTACAAGACCAACACGGACTTCATCAACAGCAACCGGAAATCACTCGAGCTCAAGACTCAGGCTTCAAAAACCGACGCTGCGGCAACGGACGACGCCACTGCTTCAATCGACGAGCAGAACGCTGCGCTCAAGGCGCTCACCGACCCGGTCTTCGGGGCCATGCGGGCCGTGCAGCAGAACACCGACGCCCAGAAGAAGTACACCGACGCCCAGAACGTCGTGAACTTCCTCACCAAGGCCGGCAAGACGCACACGGACGACTTTGCCGCAGCGCAGCGCACGCTGCAGTCGGCGAGCATCGACGCTGGCTCGTCGGCCGTCAACCAGCAGTCGGCGCTGGCCAGCCTCGGCGGCGCCATGCAAAACGGCACGGTCACCGCCGATGGCCTGAATGCAACCCTGTCTGACCTCGTCTCGTCCGGCCAGCTGTCTGCCGGTGCGGCCTGGAACCTTGCCGCGTCGTTCAGCAACGGCACCGCACCGGCCGCTCGTGACGCATCCGGCAAGCTGCGTGGAGTTACTGATGCTGCCAACTCCATCCCCAGCAGCAAGAAGACGACGATCACCGCCGACACGTCCGACGCCACAGCCAAGTTCAACGAGCTGATCGGCAAGTACGGCCTGTTGCAGGGGCTGGGCCTGTTTGTCACCGGCCAGTCCAGGCCGCCGACGCGTCGCGCCACCGGCGGCACGACGGTCGCCGGCCGCCCGTACCTCGTGGGCGAGCGTGGCCCTGAGGTCGTCGTGCCCGGCTCCGGCTACGTCATCCCGACGCGCCGCCTCGTCGACCAGCAGCCCGGCGGCGGCAGCGGCGGCATCACCGTCAACGTCACCGCGGGTGTCGGCGACCCGGTCGCCATCGGGCGCAGCGTCGTCGAGTCGCTCAAGGCATACGAGCGCACCAACGGCACCGCCTGGCGCAACTGATGGGCACGCCGCTGTTCACGGTCGAGATCGGCCTGGCGTCGGCCACCAGCTCGTTCACGCTGGACCTGACGCAGCTGTCGCCCGCCACCGCACCAGCCGTCGACGCCCCGCTCGGCGACAACCAGGGCTACGCCTGGACCGACGTCTCGGACTACGTCATGGAGGGGCTCACGTTCCGGCGTGGCGTCACCCGCAGCCAGGGCCCGTTCTGGCGCTACGAGGCCGGGCAGGCGTCGTTCGAGCTCGACAACGTCGACGGCAGGTTCGACCCGCTCAACCTGTCGGGCCCCTACGTCTCTGCGGGCGTGTCGGAGATCCGGCCTAACCTGCCGGTGCGCATCTCGGCGGTCGTCGACGGGACCACCGAGACGATGTGGACCGGCGTCGTCGACAGCGTCGACCTCGACTACTCGAGCGTCACCTGGTCGACCGTGAAGTTCTCCTGCGTGGACGGCGTCGCCTTCCTGCAGGCCGCCGACCTGCCCGAGCTCACGACGCCCGCAGGCGCCGGCGACACCGCTGCGGCCCGCATCACCCGCATCCTCGACCGGGTCGGCTGGCCCGCCGGGCAGCGCGACCTCGATCCGGTGACGGCCAACACGATGCAGGCGTCGACGCTCGCGGCGTCGGCCTGGGCCGACATCCTGCTCACCGCCGACAGCGACGCCGGGTACGTCTGGATGGACCGCACCGGCAGGCTCGTCTACCGCACTCGCGGCGCCATCGCCGCACTGCCGTCGTTGACGTTCTCGTCGAGCGCCACGACGTCCGGCAAGGACTTCACCGCCATCACCATCACGCGCGACGTCGGGCAGGTCTACAACTCGGTAAACCTCGCCAGGGCCACCAGCACTGCAGTGTTCGTCGAGGACCAGACGGCGCAGGCCACGATCGGCCAGGTGCGCGGCTACTCCCGATCCGACCTGGTCTGCGAGACCAACGACCAGGTCGGCGATATCGCATCGTGGATATTGGGGGTGTTCTCCGACCTCGTCACCCGCGTCGAGGAGATCGTGCTGGCACCGCCCGCCGACACCGACCTGCTCGCAGCGGCACAGTGGTGGGAGCTCCTGCGCCTCGAGCTCGGCGACGTGGTGCGGGTCGTCCACGCCACGCCCGACGGTCGCGACGTCGACGTCACTGCTGTCGTGCGGGGCCTTGAGTGGACCGCCGGCGTGCGGTCGTTCGGGCTCAAGGTGTCGCTGCAGACGCAGAACCCCGACTACACGATGTTCGTCCTCGACGACGCAGTGCGGGGCGTCCTCGCCGGCACCGACGGCGCAGTGACCTACGAGGGGACTGCCCTCGCCCTCACAGGCTCTAGGAGCTGACCGATGCCGGACCCCACCATTGCACCCATTCGCGTCCTGGCGCCGTCGACCGACGGCACCGCCTGGGCCGTCACGCTCGACGACGTCCTCGTCAACTCCGGCACCGCCGACACGCCGGAGGACGCCGCCGCCACCGCCGACCTCGTCGCAGCGTCCTGCTCGTTCGCCCTGTCCATCCTCGGGCTCGCCGCACGCGTCGCCCCGTCCATCTAGGAGCCCTCGTGACCATCCCCACATTCACCGCCGGGAGCGTGCTGACCGCGTCCCAGATGAACCAGGTGGCCAAGCAGGTCGTCGTCACCTGCACCTCCGGCACGCGCCCGTCGTCGCCGCCGGAGGGCATGACGATCTACGAGACCGACACCGAGAAGCTGCTCACCTACACGACGTCGACGACGGGCTGGGTGCCGCCGTGGAACCTGCCGTGGGGCTACGTCGCCACGGCGTCGACGACGAGCACGACGACCGGCGTAGGCAGCTCGTACACCGACGCCAGCACGCTCTCTGTGACGTGGACCACGGTCCAGAACCGCCGTTACCGGGTTACCGGCTACCTCGACTTCGGCTCGTCCTCGGCAACCATCTCCTACGTCGCCATTACCGACGGGTCGAACGCCATCAAGGCGGTCGCGCACGAGTCGCACGCGGCGAACGACATCGTGACGTTCTCACCGGCTGAACTCTTTACGGCGGCCTCGTCGACCTCGACGACCCGCAAGCTTCGCGTGAAGTGCGACGCCGGCACCGGCGGCACGCAGTCGAACGTCTACGGCCCGCACTTCATCCTCGTCGAGGACATCGGCCCGAACGGCGCCCCGGCATGACCGCCCTGGCCCTGACGCCCGCCACCCTCGACCTGACTGTCGTGCAGGGCGACTCGTTCGCCGAGTCGTTCACGTTCAGCCAGTCGGGCTCGGCGCTCAACCTGTCCACCTACACGGCCCTCGCCCAGGTGCGCGCCGAGAAGTCGGCCACCTCGAGCCTGCTGGCCACGTTCACCGTCGGCACCGGCTCGGCAGCGACCGGGCCCTGGTCGCTGTCGCTGTCGGCGGCGACCACCGCTGCGCTCGACCCCGGCCGGTACTGGTGGGAGCTGCAGTGGACGGTCGGCTCGTCCGTCCGCACCGTCGTCGGTGGCGAGTTCACCGTCGTCGACCAGGTGGCCAAGCCGTGACCGCGCAGGACCCCATCGTCGTCGAGGTCGGCTCGGCGCCCATCACGGTCACCGTGGCGTCCACGGGCCTCGTGCTCTCCGTCGCCACTGGCACCGTCGGCCCCGCCGGCGCCCAGGGCCCGGCCGGGAGCAACGGCACCAACGGCCAGGGCGTGCCCACGGGCGGCACCACCGGCCAGGTGCTGGCCAAGAAGTCGGGCACCAACTACGACACCGAGTGGGTGGCACAGTCCGGTGGGGGTGGGGGTGGCTCGGTCACGAGCGTCACCGGCACGGCGCCCATCAGTGTCGCCACCGGCACCACCACGCCCGTCGTGAGCATCGCCGCGGCGACCACGTCGGCGGCAGGCTCGATGTCGGCCAGCGACAAGTCGAAGCTCGACGGCGTCGCCACCGGCGCCACCGCCAACAGCTCGGACGCCACGCTCCTGGCACGCGCCAACCACACCGGCACGCAGGTCCTGTCGACGATCTCCGACGCCGGCACGGCGGCTGCCAAGAACGCACCGGCCACCGGCAACGCCGCGGCGGGCGAGGTCGTGCTCGGCTCCGACACCCGGCTCACCGACGCGCGCACGCCGTCGACGACGCTCTCGCACGCCTCGACCCACGCGGCCGCAGGGTCCGACCCGGTCACCGTGGCGCAGTCGCAGGTGACGAACCTGACGACCGACCTGGCGAGCAAGGTCCCCACGACACGCACCGTCGCCACCGGCAACGGCCTCACCGGTGGCGGTACCCTCGCCGCCGACAGGACGCTGGCCGTGTCCTTCGGCACGACAGCAACGACCGTCATGGCCGGCAACTCGGCGACCGCCGACATCGAGCAGTTCAGCAACGTCAACTACACGTCCAACGCCACCCGCCAGACCGTCATCCAGCAGACCGGGACGCTGTCCGCCGGTAGGACCGTCACCCTGCCCTACGCCGGGAACCTCGACTACGGCTCTCGCGTCGTCGTCCAGGCGGGGGCCGGTTGCTCTGCGACCAACTACCTCCAGCTCAATGCGCGCGGCGGCGAGACAATCAACGGCTCGTCGTCGCTGCAGATCACAACGGCGTACGGCACGCGGGCCTTGTACGGCGACGGTGTCAGCGCGTGGTACAGCGACAGCGGTGCCGTTGACGGCTCCCAGCTGACGTCCGGCACCGTCCCGTCGGCCCGCCTGTCGACCAAGGCCGTCGGCGGCCAGGGCGCAGGCTCGACCGTCACCGAGCCGACGTCACTGACCTCGTTGCTGACCTCGACGGTCACGCTGCCGACCTGCGCCGCAGGCGACGTACTCCTTGTGGATGCTGGCATCACGTTCACCCAGAACAACGTCGGCGCCAAGAACTACACGTTTGCCGTCAAGCTGGGGGCGACGACGATGCTGTCGACGGTCAACACCGTGTCGCAGTCAGCGAACGCCCGAACCGCCCACCTGCGCGCCGTCATCAGGGTCCTGACCACGACGTCGCAGTCGGGCGCCATCAGCGTCGTGTTCAACACCAACACGGCCGGCAGCACCGGCGTCGCGACGGGCGCCACCGGCACCGCCGCCGAGACGATCAGCTCGGCGCTCGCCCTCGACGTCCTGGCGTCGACCAGCGCCGCCGGCACGACGCAGACCTTCCAGCTCCAGTCGCTGTCCGTGACCAAGGTGGCCGCATGATCCGTGTCCTGTACCCGACGCCCGGCCCGGTCGACTTCGGCCTGCTGGCCTCCGAGCTGCGCGCCGTCGACGCCACCGTCGTCGACGCCAACGACGTCGGCGGCCTCGTCGCCGTCTACACGCCTGGCGCCCAGGACGAGACGGCCCTCGGCGCCGTCGTCGCCGCACATGCAGGCCCGCCGGCCTTCGCGCCGCTCGACCCGACCGGCGCACTGGCCACGCTGCTGGTCGTGCTTGACCTGGTGCCGCTGGCCGACGCCGCCAACGCCATCCACGAGGAGCCCGCGCACCTGGTGGCCGAGGCCGAGGCGTGGAGCCTGGTCCCATGATGCTGGCAGAGGTCCCGGCGGCACTGCGCGAGGCGGCCGCCTGGCTGGGCGCCATCGGCGTCGTCATCGCAGGACTGGCCGCAGTCGTGGGGCTGTTCACCAAGTCCAAGCCGTTCCGCTGGTTGGGCCGCACCCTCGTCAGCGACCCGATGTCGCGCTGGTTCCAGGCGCAGATCAACCAGTCGACCACCGGCAGGCTCGTCGCCTACCACCTCGGGCCCAACGGCACGACGCCGGCGCTGCACACCCGCCTCGCGCGCCTTGAGGTGCGGGCCCTGCTCGACGAGTGGGACCACCCGCTCGACCTGACCGAGGACGTCGACGAGACCGAGGAGTCCGGGCAGTGATGGACCGCATCGAGCAGCTCGTCGTCGAGGCCCAGCAGCGCGCCCACGACCTCGTCGCCCACCTCGCCGGGCACGGCGAGCCCGACGGCTGCGACCTCGACTTCACCAAGGACGCCACGCCCGACGAGCACCTCGACGGCGTGGTGCTGTTCGCCGGGCTCGACCCCGAGGACGCCGACGCCGTCGACGACCTCGCCGAGGCGTGGCGCCGACTGGCCCAGGAGGACGACCGTGCCTCGTGACACCGGCATCGCCCAGCGGCTGCGCAACTTCGGCCTTACCGTCGTCGAGGTCAACGGCTGGCGCACCCGTGGCAGCGACGCCTTCAACCCTCGCGGCTCGGTCGACCACCACACCGCCGGGCCCCGCAACGGCAACGCGCCCAGCCTCGGCGTCTGCATCAACGGCCGCGCCGACCTGCCCGGCCCGCTCTGCAACGTCCTCGTGGGCCGTGACAACACCTGCTACGTCGTCGCCGCCGGTCGGGCCAACCACGCCGGCAGCGGCGGGTGGGGCGGCCTGAGCGGCAACGCCAGCGTGTACGGCGTCGAGCGGGAGAACGTCGGCGACGGCTCCGAGCCGTGGACGCTGGCGCAGTACGACGTGGCCGCCCGTGTCCACGCCGCCCTGGTCTCGGCCGCCGGCGGACGCGCCGACCTGGTCTGCGAGCACAAGGAGTGGGCACCGCGCCGCAAGGTCGACGCTTGGGGCGTCGACGGCAACGTCATGCGCCAGCTCGTTCGTGAGCGTCTGACCTCACCGGCACCCGCCCCGGCACCCGCTCCGGCAAATGCGGCCGCCGCCTTCCTCAAGGCCGTGCACGACGCCGCCAAGGGCCGCCCGACGCTCAAGGAAGGCTCGACCGGCGTGTGGGTCAAGGACCTGCAGACCGGCCTCAACGCCGTCGTGGGGCGCCCTGTGGTGGCCGTCGACGGACGCTTCGGCGCCAGCACCGCACGCTGGGTGCGCCAGTTCCAGAAGGACAGGGCGATCCCGCCTACTGGCGTCGTCGGCACCGTCACCTGGCAGGCGCTCGTCGCCGCCCGGCTGGTGCTCGGGAAGTAGCCCATGGCCTCGCTCGACGAGTTCGCCGAGGGCAGGACCCGCAGGCGCGGCTTCGTGTCGTTCTGGTCGACGCTGCCCGAGGAGATCCGCGAGCAGATCGTCGAGTCGGACGCCCCGAGCGAGGTCGTCGTGCAGTGGCTGCAGTCGCTCGGCTACCCGGCGACGTTCGGCAACACCGACCCGCAGAGACGGAGGGCACGCCGTGAGCGAGAAGCCGACGCTGGGTGACTACGCCGACGGCGAGGGCCGGCGCCAGACCGAGCGGCTGCGCACGCAGCTGCGCCAGGCCGAGGACGCCCTCGACGACGCCCTTGGGCGCCTCGCCGTGCTCGAAGGCATCGACCGGCT